CCAACAAAAAGGTACTCACGCATCCGGGACACGCCACAAAACTGCAATACGGGCACTTGGTGCACTTGGTGGTTTCGCAACACACCGAGCAGTCCTCCATCTTTCCTCTTTACAAGAGGTTTGTTTTTATCCTGCGTACAATTCAGACATCTATTTAACTTAAGCCGAGCAACACGTGTACTGGACTCCTGCAACTGGGCTTCCAACACACCCACCAGTCTCATAGGTACAAACTGGAGTTGTAAAATAGTAATTGTTGGTACCCAGTGTGTTTGCACAGTAATTACACATCCAAGAACAACCAGTTCCGGGACCGACTGTAAAAGAGACGCAGTTGTTTTGGGACAAGGTGACACATGTTGGTTGGGAAAAAACCCCAACAATGCTAAGAAATGAAACAAGTAACTTGAACATTTATATACACTGTACTACTAGCTCTAACTACTTTGCTTCCTTATGAAACGCTATTACATATCTAGGAAATGAACCATCTGCGTGAACAGTGGTCAGTATATTCGGTCCTCTGTGATTATCCACCTTGTCTACTCCAACCAGAACATCCGCCAAAAACATATAGGTTGGTTCTCCTTTTTTAGCTGAAATCATATAATCTTTTGAATAGTTTGCAAACTCTGCAAAGTAAACTCCGGGACCATATGCAGCTCGAACATTCAACTTGGGATCAAACCCATTCACAATAATCGGGTTTATATTCTTCTCATTTGTACCATGAAACATCTGAACTTCGGTTGCTTTTATTAGGTCCTTTCGTGCAAGGTATCTCTGGTACAATGAATCATTAATAACCTCATCTATATAGAGTATACACGCATTCGGGTAACTCTGTTGTATGCGGTTCTCAATCTGAGAGTACCGCTTGTTGCTGGTCCAAACAGGCTGGGTTGTCATTCTTGCACTCGATTCTTTACCATAAGTTCAAATTAAACGTGGGTACATCTTGAACATATTTTTTTGGAACCAAAGTTTTTAAAAAGTTTTAAAAAACCTCAATGTTCAGCACGAAAACAAATGAGGTGTCGCCCTTTGGTGGTACCCGTGCGCTACACCTCTTGGTGACATCACCATTGTAATTTGAAACAAAGAGGTTTCTCTCATGAGGAAAGACATCATCCTCAATTATGTACCTCGGCTCATATGAAAAGTTGTAAAACATATGATTGTGTACATACCAATCAAAGCAAACACCAAGTTCCATAGCCTTTTGGTAACTCTTTTGGAGTTCTTCAATTTCACCCAACATGTAATCGCTGTAGTACTTGTCGTCGTCAAAAAAATCCTCAAACATCTGAAACTTTGGTTCCTCAAAAACCTGTTCTTGTTCTGATTCGCTTTCCGACTCAGTTTCCGATTCGGTGTCAGATTCAGAACTTGCTTCAGAACTTGTTTCCCAGTCCGATTCCTCCTCTTCAAAGATGTAATCAAACTCTTCGTTGAATGCCTCTTGGTTCATCTTTTCAATGCGTTCTTGTTCCCAGACCCTTTCGAGCTTGTACATACCCTTGAAGTACAGTTTGTGGCGGCACATGGGACAAGAAGGTTCATCGCTCTTTTCGTACCAAGACTTGACACACGACCTACAAAAAGAATGGTTGCACACCAGCTTGCAGTTTGCTTGGTTGCAGTAGCAGACGGCGCACTCCATTTTTGAGACTTTGTTTACTCATAGTTCCTTTTCAACATGGGTATCACTCGGACACATTTTTTTTATAAACTAATAGTAATGAAGATTACCAAGAATGACATTTTAATAATTGTGGCGGTGGTCGGCTCAATACTTTCTCTTTTGGTTGGTCTGATAGGTGGTCTCGAGCCTTCAATTGTACTTGTTATATTAACCGTATCAGTCGTAGCAGGTGTATTTTTCTTTTATGAAAATCCAGGTGGTGAAGATTGCACGCCCAAAAAAACTGATCCAAACGCTGTTACCTATGTAACAAACAAGATTGGTTTGTGCGTTCCCTCCACGTGCAATCCTGATTATTATGTGATAAGTGACAAGTGTCAAAAACCAACGAGTCTACCAACTTCAGATTGGACTTCAACAACTTCAAATGGATACACATCCAATATAATTGCAACATTTAACAACTTGTCGTCAAATGAAAGTTGCGCCTATGAGTGTCTCGATACAAAGGGATGTAATGTTGCATCATTTTCTCTGAAACCAAATGTATGCACACTTTATACACAGAGTGATACAAGTGATAACAAAGTGTCAGGAACAGTGATACGTCGACCAACTAAAAAAACTAGTTAATATAAATGGATGGTGATATCACATTTGTTGACATAACTGTTCTGATTGTATTAATAGGTCTCGTTTTCTTGATGGCATGGGTCATAAAATTAACAGGTCAAATACAAGATTCAAAAATTAATAGTGTTTGTAAAAAACCTCCAAGTGTAACAATCAAAAAAGGTTCTATATATAATCAAACGTCTTGGTTAGGAACTGTTATTATACCACCAAACGACTTGACAATTGATTTTAATTTAAATTGTTAATATAAGATGCACTTGGTCAAACTTATAACTTTGATACTATTGATAGTGTTGATATTTATGATTGCTCTTACAGTGAAAAGACTCAGAGACACCAATGCAGTGAAACTTGACAACTTGTGTAAAAATGGTATAACTATTCCTATGAAAGCCGGAAGTGTTCTTGATGGTTTAGGGCAAAAATTACCAGCCACCGATCAAACTTTTACTATTAAACTCGGTTGTTAAGATTTGTTCGTCGGTATTCCACTGTAGATGGATTATTCATATTTTCCTTGTATGTACACCATCGTAAATTGTCAACATGGTTATTCAATTCATCTCTATCAACGTGATCAACAACTGGTAAATCATAAGGATTTTCAAGAAATGTCATAGCAACCATTCTATGAACAAGTCTATTTAGTTGATTGTTATTTTTGCGTAAAGATACAAATTTGTATCCATTCACTATACAAGGATTTAAAACATTGTTCGTTTTTTTATTTTTTACTTCACCGGTGTTTGAAACAATATATATATCACATTCAGGAAATTCTTTCCATATTACACCGTCTTCATTAATAACACGTCTCTGAGAATCTTCATACTCGAATATATAAAGTGCGTGTTCCGCTTTTTTCCTACAACATTGGGATATTTTAGAATTTGATACAGTTAAATCTTTTGAACATTCTTTCATCGAGTCATATATTTTGACTTGACTTGTTGACTTTGTTGTTACTTTGACTTTAGTTGTATATCTCTTGATTAGTTTATTTTCACTTGCATGTCTCATGTTATCCAACTTTGATACCCATTCTAAATTAGATGCTGCGTTGTTATAAAAATCACCATCAATGTGATTAACTTCGGGTAAGTTTTGTGGATTTTCTATAAAATGTTCTGCAACTATACGGTGTAAATAATACTGACATAATTTACCATCAATTGATAAACCAGGACGAGCTCGTGTATTTGTTTTTTTCAAACGTTCATAATTTATGAATAAAAGTCTATTTGTTTTACTTTTGATATTCCCTATATTTGACACTTGATAATTTGGGGCATATGTGATTTTCTCCCACGTTTCCATTGTAGTATGTATTCAAGTATTTTTTAATTATCTGATATCGATTTCAAAACTATTAAAGAAAAAAATATAAGTAATAGTAGGAAGCAATTCCTCAACTCCTCTTAGCTCAGTGGTAGAGCAGCGGATTGTAGCTCCGACGGTCACCTGTTCAAATCAGGTAGGGGAGATGCGCGTGAGCGCAAGTAGCGGTGTGACGCAGTGGAAGCGTGTGGGGCTCATAAATCGCCGAACATTCTGTTCGCAGTAAAGGTTACCCCAAAGTCACATGATCGAAACATGTCACCGCTAGAAGTTGTTGAACTTCTAAAAATCAACACTTGTGCTCCTATAACTCAGTTGGTAGAGTGTGCGGCTGTTAATTTGAGTACTTGTACTCAAACACGTGACCGCAAAGTCATAGGTTCAAACCCTATTGGGAGCGGAGGGGTTACACCCGACAGCATTTATAGCTCAGTGGCAGAGCGCGACACTTGTAATGTCGAGGTCACAGGTTCGATCCCTGTTTGATGCATCCAATCATTCATAAATAATTCTAGTTATTTATAAATGACAATATGTGTTTTAATTTCAGAAGAGGAAAATCACTTTACGGATATAGAAGTGAACATCAAAGGAGATGACTTGTACCGTGTACTTAAAGGCACTGCTACGTTTATTGGACAACTTCCTGATAGTGATGTCGTCATCATGAAATGCGACGAGTCTTTTTTCGACTTGTTGGAGAATCGCAATCGTCTCCCAGCCCCATTTCATGAAGAGGTTGTTTATGGACCTATTTTATTGATACGCATGGATTCAGAGGCGAATCCCCAAGACTTTACAGTGAGCGAGTACCTAGGCACCTTTTTGCACGGGGACCCACGCCTCCCCCTCTAGGACGTTCATAGCGTACTTCATAGCCAGCACAAACTGAATATTAATAAACTCAAGCATTTCTTTTTTGGAAATTGTCACCCTAAATGGGTTTGCAATAAGAACACTATCAACTGATTTTTCATTTTGTGTAGAATCATGGAGACTCTTCAACCACAAGACGTGTTCTTTGTTTTTGCTATCAAATGCTTGAGAAAACTTTCGTGTAATAGTTGGAGTATCCATTTATAGTAATAGATTATAATCTTTTTAAGTAGTAATGGATGAATGTCCTATTTGCTTGACACCACTTGGTAACACAATAACAGTAACTGGGTGCTGTAAAAAGGCTTTTCATACAGAGTGCTACATCAAATGCGCCCAACACAGTGAAATGTGTCCCTTGTGTCGATCAAACGAACACACTGTTCGAATTACCAATGAAACAACTCCTCTTATTGTTGTTCAACAACCACCGCCAGAAAACAGATGTGTGAGAATAATAGGAAACTTGTCAGTCTTCATGTTTATGTTGTACACCATACAGTACATTGTTTACCAAATCAAATAGAGAAGACACTTGCGTACTAAGAAAAGGAAAATGGTGTCCCTTGCTCATCAGTGCCTTCTCACGCTTCTCAAGAGCCAGCCATGCGATCACGAGAATCCTATCATCGCCGATCAAGTTTTTGATGCTGGTCGTAATAAAATGAATAATGACTATGAAATTAATAAACTCAAGAATAAAATCAAAAAGGCGAAGAAGAAGGTTCACAGCATGTCTGGTCTCAAAAGTATAAATCTTGATGTATACAAAATCGATAAAATCGTCAAACAATTAACCATTGAACTGTTTGAGGATTTTAGTTGGAACAAAGTTCGAACCAAGAATCATGTCGACTGGAAAGAGTACTTTCACAACTTGTACGACTTGATTGTGGCTGATTATGACAGCGATCACGCAAGTAATTTAATTGTCGCCAGAGAACTTGTCAATTAT